CATTAATGATCGACTACGTCGATCTTTAGGTCTCGTCGTTGGGTCCATGACCTGTATGACATTTCAGTAGTGGTCAAAGACCACTGGTAATCTTTACATGATCAATGTCGGGTCGAGCCATAGGATCCGATAGATCCAGGTTTGGCTTCAAGGCCCGCATTGGACCGGAGGAGCCGCGGAGGTACACAACAACAAGCCCAAGACTCCTCAAGTGCTTGCGCAAATATCCCCATATGCCATCAACAAAATCACGGTTCTTGAATTCTTCTGAAGGTGGCAGTCTTGAGTTCATGGATGAATTTTTTGGGAATGGGTAAGATTCCTGTCATCTATCGGATAGTCGGGAATAGAAAATATTCCCGCTTCTTCCTACAACTCTGTCTATGTTCTACACTCCCTACCGAGGGTTCAAGGGGTCTTCAAGTCTTGGATGGGCCACTCTTGGTAACCAACCCTACAAGAATTTCCTTGGCAAGGCAGACTGGCCAATCCTCGGGCTTGCCATTTTTAACGGGTCGTCCGAGGCGGCCAAGGTTTCGGTGGAAAAAGACAAGATCAATGTAGGACTCGGTGAAGCCGCAAGGGGAGGCCACAAGGACCTTGTCGACTTTTTCATTTCCAAGGGAGCTTCTTGGTGGGATTGGGGGATGTACGGTGCGGCGAGAGGAGGCCATGATGACCTTGTCGACTTTTTCATTTCCAAGGGCGCTTCAAACTGGAATTTGGGAATGCACGGTGCGGCAGAAGGAGGCCACGATGACCTTGACGACTTTTTCATTTCCAATGGCGCTTCAGACTGGGACTTTGGGATGCAAGGTGCGGCGAGAGGAGGCCACAAGGACCTTGTTGACTTTTTCATTTCAAACGGCGCTTCTCTATGGGATTGGGGGATGCGTTGTGCGGCAGAAGGAGGCCACAAGGATCTTGTCGACTTTTTCATTTCCAAGGGCGCTTCAGACTGGAATTTGGGGTTACGCGGTGCGGCAGAAGGAGGCCACAAGGACCTTGTCGACTTTTTCATTTCCAATGGAGCTTCAGACTGGGACTTTGGGATGCAAGGTGCGGCGAGAGGAGGCCACAAGGAACTTGTCGACTTTTTCATTGCCAGAAGAGATTCCATCTCGAACAAAGCCGGAATGTAAAGAGTCCTTTGGTTATCCTTACATTTCTCACAGGTGAAGGAGAGGATTGTGGAGGTAGGAGGTGTTTCGCCAAAACCTTCCGTTGGCCTTACCCGCGACCAAAAAACCATCAATGGTGGGATCATTCGCCATGCCATTCCCAATGTAGGACAAAGAATCCCAGGCATTCAACCCAATTAAGAGAGGAACCTCTTCTTGGCTTCGCAAGATGTAAAATAAATCTGCTGGATTTTTCCCAAATTTTCTATCGCCGTTTCCATGAACCAAGGTTAGGCCCTTACTAGAAGGTTGCCCCTCAAAAACTCCGCTATAATCAGCAAGTAGAATCTCTACACCGGGACATCGACTAGCTACATCTCGAAGAGCCCCGAGAAAGGTTTGCCTCGCAAATTCTCGATCCTCCTCATTCCAAACCACGTTAAGGTAGGCGCCTAATCCAATTAAGGGCATCACCAGGGTAGCTTCCTTATTGTTTGTCCGTGCCATAATTTTCCTGACTCCCCTCATCACCTTGGTGAGGTAGGATGTTGTTTCAATTCCATAGGCTCTCCTTTTTAGGCGGTCCTCGTAGGTCATGAAGCGGTGATAGTCGGGTGAAGAATAGGTCTCGAGGTTGATGCCCCAGGTGTGGAGGATCCAAGTGGACTGGCCCTTGGCACTTCTCAAGGGACGAAAGTTTTCATCCACCACTTCAACCTCACCCCCAATCACATAACGTGAGCGGGGAGGGATAATTTTTTTGTGCGGGTCATATCCGAAATACGTCTTGACCTTGCGGCTATCAAACGCCTCCCAAAGAGGCTTCCCAAAGTACACCGGGAAGCGGTTGGTCAGCGAGGGACGTGCTTTAACCAAGGGGTATGACGATGGTCCAATATAGATGAGGGTTTTCCCAATCTCTTTCCCCTTTTCCGTCCACACACGCCGTATCCATTCCTCTTGACGCCTCGAAGGAAAGGGTTGATAGGTATATATACTTAAAAGCTTGTCAAGACGGTCCATCGACGATTTTTTCATTTACCTTTATATTTAATCAAGAAGAATGACTCCAAGGGGAAGGACACCCTTTGCCTGTACCAAAACAACCGTATCTTTGGTACATGTACGTCCGTGTTTCACAAGATTAATACGTGCCTCTCGGTCAAAGATGGTCACGACTAAAGCCTTGCCCCTTCCATAAGACTTGGCCGTAGCCCAACAGGCTGTCAGGTAGATGCCCCGTCCATGAGCCGACCCGTGTCTGGATCCTGCCTTTGACAGATTGTGCCCAAATTGCAGCCCAATTCAGGTGTTATTCGTGCGAGACCCAACGTTGGTGGCGATACGACTGTGGGCCGGCCCGTGCGACGGTCCTTCTCCGCGACCTTGGTCAACATTGTGTTTTACGTCATGCTGGCTTTCGCAGTGGTGCTCCTCCTCACGTCTATGGTCCGGCGTTAGATTCCTCTGGTGTCTCGTTATGGTCCATCAACGTATTTTATTCTGTTAGAGGCGTGTGCAACCAAAGTGGTCCTTGACCAAATCTATACGAAATATATATTTTACACTGAAATAAAATCTTTCAAAAGTTGTTCAAAAACTGGTCCAGGGTCAAGTGGGTGTAGTCTTCGCAAAACTCCATGTCAATGTCGTTCTCACTGGCCCAAACAACCAAGAATCTGTTCGGCCAGTTGTCTGGAAGGCCTGCGATAGCTCGGGTGACCGTGGTATCGGCAGCAGCGTCGTAAAAGTGCGCGTAGCCGCCGGTGTCCACATCGGCCACAATGTGGAACCGGTGGAGCTGAAAGTCGTCACCAAGGTCAGGCATTGACGGCATGGTCGAGAAAGCTTGGTTGGCGGAGCGGTGCTTGGTAGTCAGAGTATGGAGTGGCGGAAAGAGGCTTGGTTGACTGGGCGGGGGGCTGTTGGGCAAGAGACGGAAAGAAGATTGTGATGGAAAGAAACAAGTTTGTCAGAATGACTTAGGGTCTCCTAACTCGAAACACATAAAATGGATGCCCTGAAGAGACCGCCGTGGCGGCTGGTGACGTCAAACCCGGTACTCAAGTACAGTTACGTAAAAAAAGTACTTCTCAGTTTATGTAACTTGTTTTTTACTGTGGTGGACTCTAAAAGGGTGGTGTAGCCCCCCGCACCCCCGTAGGCTGTGCAGACACCCCGATCGGCGTCGTATGTCGTGTTGGCGGGGCATGTGGGGTAGTATTTCCCCTGGCATCTTGGCGTTTCAGGTTTCCACCTTTCAAAATCAATTCGTACTCGCCATCTCTAGTCGAAAAGGTCATGGAGGCTTCTTGACTTTCCTCTCGCATCCACCCTTCAACAACCTTGGTCATAGCAAATGCAGAAGGAACACATCCGAAAAGTTTTTTGGTAGTGGCTTCACCCATCTTCGAGACACCCAATGAAACGTTCCCTGATTACAAGTTAAACCATTTTATTCTTTATACACCACACTTGGATGAACCTTATATGAGCAAATCAAATGGGTGCTCGACAAGACGGGCAAGTGGGTGCACGTTTCAACCACTCCTTGATGCACAGCGTATGGAAAATGTGGGAGCATTCCAAATTTACAACATGAACCTCGGGAACAAAATCAACAAGGCAGATGGGGCAGGTGTCACGCTTCCCCCCTTCTCCTTCTTTTGTCTCTTCTGAACCAACTGAGCTATAGGGTTGAGATTCTAAGGCCCTCCGTCTTGATGGGCCACTTGACCCTTGACCACTTGCTCCTTGACCGGATCCAAAATCCCCAAAGGAAAGACCTCCAAGGGTTTGGTAGGTTGTAATCAAAACTTCAATGCGTTCCTGGATCAAGTCAACGGATGGTAATCGCGGCCGAATTACCCCTTCACGCAATGCGGCAAACACTCTCTCTTGACTCAGATCTCCTTCGTGAGAAAGGATGACAAAAGTGTGACCTAAATCACGCAAGATTGCATTGGGTGCAAAAAGATCTTCTTCGGACGTCACGGTGTGACTTGAGGTGGGTGGGCCACCGCCGAGTGATCCAGAGGAATGGGGCGTCGGCGGGATGGGAACCACTGGATGAATGGCGCTTGAAGACCTGTGTGAAAACAAACTACCCATAAAGATTTAAGTGATTCTATTTTGAGTCGGCTGGTGGAAAAGTAAATATATGGCCCAACACAATATGAATTGTCGGTGTTTCAAAAGGTACATGAATAAAATTCCCTGTCATTCCTTGTAAAATTGTGTTAGGCCCTAGGTCTCGTCCGACATTTCAGTAGTGGTCAAAGACCACTGGTAATCTTTACATGATCAATGTCGGGTCGAGCCATAATATTCAATAGAGACGAAAACACAAAGTGGGTCTCTCCTCAGACAGTCGACTCCGACTCTTCTTCCGTAAAGAAGGTGATTCCGCCCGCCCTCCCACGAGACACGGCAGCCGAGGTTGCCACCCAAACCTCCTCCGAGCGCCCTTCCTGGGTGTAGGCAATGCAGTTGCCAGCCGCAACACCAATGCGTTCTCCGGCACGTGTCGCGTCCTTGCCCGCCTTGAGGAAAAAGACATTCCAGCCCCTCCCACACCGCTTTTCAACCGAGGTTTTCACCATGGCTTCCGTGAACTTGGAAGACGCGTTCTCCACCCCATCAGTCTGAATGACGAGGGACATGGTGCCGCCACCAACCTTGGAGGCGTCAAGAAAACGAATCATGAAGCCAATGGCGTCGTTCAGGGCTGTGTTTCCGTGGGGAGAGTAGAGAAAAGTGTCGGGAGACTCTCGGCTGGCAAAGCGCTTCATGCTGTCTGACGGAATCATGGGAATCATGGTGTGAGAGAAACTCGATGCCTTAGACCTGTTGGTGTTGCCGGGGACCCAAAAGTAGTCGGAAAAGTAGAGGATGGCGAAAAATAGAGGCCGCTCCCTCGGGGCAGCCAGCTGAGAGTCCACAAACTCGTTGAGTCCACTAATCGTGGCTTCCTTGGTTACACTCATGGAGGATGAGGCGTCGAGGACAATTCCCACGACGTCAAAGTCGCCCTCCTTCGATTCCCCCTTGGATTCCTCCGCAATGGTTGGGGGGATGGCGAGGCTTGCCGGACGACGAGTGCTTGGTTCAGTCGTCGGACCACCCACGGTGATCCCATCGCTTGGTTCAGTCACCCCATCGCTTGCCGATGCCTCAGTGATCGCAACTTCGGTGATCCCTTCGAAAGCCATGATGAGAGAAGAAAAGGAAGGAGGGGAGATGTGGGCAGAAAAGGTCCCCTTGCCCTACTTCCTTTTGCACACATTTTTGGCGAAAGACCTTTCTGGAGAAACTTACAAATTGAAATCAACTTGAAGTGAAATTGGTTCGAGTGATTCAAACTTACTGTGTTTTTCAATTTAAACCTTAGTCTAAGCCACAACTAAATGTCCTTTTCGACACCATCCGAGCCCCAAGACCCTTTATGGGTGAAAGCCCTTCAACTTTTGGGATTGGAAGGTTTGGACATGGACATGGCAGACGCCGCATTAATTGAGCATGCAACTTCTCAAGCCATGAGTAGAATAGAATCCTCAAAAGCTCCAACGGGGACGTCATCTAAAAAGCTTGTTTTAGCAGCAGGAGACTATGCCTCTGCCCGTTGCAACTTTGTCGAAGCACTCGAAGTGGCCTCTTCTCCCTCCCTTTGCCCTCACCAAGTCATCTACCTTACAATTGCCCGGTGGCTACTGTCACCTCCTGACTCTCCACCGCTTTACCCTTCAAGCCCATCACCCAGAGCTATTCACAAGGGTCGAGTGTGGTCACCGGCTGACTCACCCTTGGTATGGAAACCCAATGAGGCCTTGACCGAGACAATGTTCAAGACCTGCGTGCCGCCAGAAACATCGTCCCAAGTCTTGGCACGCGTATGGGACTTGATCGAGGTAGAGAGTGAAAAACTCACCTTTCATCACGGGTTTGATCTAATGGATGGTCCCGTCGAGGTCATAAATCACAAAGTCAAACGCCTCTCCCCCCTTGAAATTGGTGACCGAACCACTCTTCTCGCCAAGTGGCCATGGTCAACTGCAGAAATTGTAGGCAAGCCAGCTTCAACTCGTCACGACCGAAGCGATCCGTGGACCTTGTATTTCGACAGTATTCTCCCCCCTGAAGCACACACTGCCTTGTTGCGGTGGGTTGGTGCAGCCCTCTCCCCTCCCTCTATGCGACCCACACTTTTTGGCGATGATTTATTGTTTGTCTTGGTGATTCACGACCCACTTATGGAGGTTTGGAAAACCATCTTGGATATCTTGGGGTCTTCTCCTGCCACCCACAAAGCAAACCGACTTGGCTTCACAACAAGACCTCCAAAACCATCATGGTTGCATTGGTCTTTGGCGTCTTCCATTCCTGCAGGTTCTGATTCGTGGCAGGTGCGGAGTCACCTCCACTTGGCACCATTACCTACCCATTTATCACTTTCCCACCCGCCTAGAGAGTCCCACCCTCCTAGAGAAGAGATGGCTCCCTGGCTAAGCTTGGCCATCGCTACAGCATCCATCTCTAAAGGCCACCCCTTTTCCACTCCCGACGCAAAGGTCTTGAGGGCACCGGGACTTTTTCCAGAGGATGGTGTACGAAAAATGACCTATTGGCAAGCTTGGGAAGAAGTGGCCTTGGCAAAGTACAAGTGGGTACCCGTTCCTCCCCTTCCCAAACTCGACAGACACATGACAAACATCTACTCGGCGACCTTGAAACACTGCTTGACAGCACGCGAAGTAGAATCCATTATCGAAGATTGGGCTAGAACAATGGAGATTCCCCTTGATTTCAAGTCCCCCAAGGTGACTCCCAAATATGCCTTAGCTACCCTTGCAAAATACTACGGGGAATCTCCGACGCTCACCCATGTGCCTCGTGCATGGGATGGCCAATGGGCAATTTCTGGTCTTGCGTCGACTCTTAGTTAAAAATAAAACATGTCAAGACCCTATCCAAACACAAGACGCAATGCCAAACGTAGATTGATCTCGTCCTGGATTTACGGTCATTTCAAACGAAAAGGAATAGGCGATCCAACCGACCCAATCTCCTGGGAAAAAATTCCAAAGTCATGCCTCTACTGCCATACACAACCCAATGGTGTCATTCTTCAACACGACTGTCGTCAATTGTTTACCTACCTCTCAACTCGTGGCTACCGTCCCCATTGGAACCCAATGACGCGAGTGACTTTTTCTCTGGCTGACCTCTGGCGTCTTGAGAGCCAGTGTCGCCGTATAGGTTGGCTTGGTAGTGGCAGTCACCTTGGTCCTCTTGAAAATCATTTACGCAAACAACGCCTACGTCACAAGAGTGTCTCCATGCGGCGCTTCATTCGACGTATTCGGCGATGGGTTTCAAGTTTTGCCGAGACGATTGATGGGCCATCCCCTCTAAAATCAAATGAAAGTCTTGACCGTGTTCTTCGACCGTGCCTCTCAAGCCTCTACTCGGCAGAAACTGCCATAGCCAAAGATGTTGTCAAGTGTATTGCAGGTATTGCAGCAGAACATAATTGGTCTCGCCCCATGTGTGATTGGTTGTTTTGTACGGCGATGGATCTTCGCCACTCGTATGGTTTACGTGACACCTTGTCCACCAAGTGCATGGATGACAGAGTTTCGAAGGAATCTTTTGAAGAAACTCTACAAGGAGTATGGTTCGAGTAGGACCATCAATAAATGTATTCTTTAAAGACTTTAATCAGTGGCTTCAATTGGCTTCAGCCAATCCAAACCATTAGGTTTGCATCTGGTAGGAGATCGCCTCGGCCCCTCCAGGAAAGATCCATCGAGCAAGACGTTGAAACTTTTGGTCGTTGGGCCTTTGGTTGTCCTTATATCGACCAATGAGGAGGGAGGCCGAGCAAGCACCTTGGCAAACATTGTTCTCATGGCAGTCACACTCGGCAGCCAAGCCAAGCGATCATCATGCTCCTCCCTGTAGAAAGGCAAGAAGGGGTAGGTGTCGAGTTGGGTATAGACAACTTGAGACATTTTGGAGATGGAAAGAGTGATTGGGGAATGAGGCCAGGACAGCAAGGTAATCAATGGACATTTCCAAAAAAAAAGAATCTCTGATTCATGACTTAACCCCCATAAGCCCTGAGGGGGTAAAATTATAATTGTCAAGCCTGAAGTAACCATTTAGGCAGTTAAGCCGCGTAATTTTTTTATTCATGAGTTGCTGCCGCATTTTTGCGGTAGCCAAACGATACCATTGTGTGTGGTGTGTCGTCCACATCTTCAATGCCCACAAACCATCCCTTGGGAATGTGCAAGACGTCACCATCTTCCACAAGTTTTTGTTTGTAAGGTGCAATCTTGGCAGCAAGGTCGGGTAGGGACTCGACACACTTTTGAATCTGGTTCTTGGCAAACTCACCTTCAAGACTTCCAGGTTTCCACAAGTAGGCCTTGAGAGATCCCTCCACATTATGAATGACCAAATTTTCAAGGGCACGATGGAGGAGGTGTTTACACGTCTTGTCAAACGAATGGCGCACCAAAAGATCGACGTCTGGAATGAGGATGGAGCCATCACGGTCCATCGTCGCAAAAGGCTCTGGGATGTAGGTGGATAGGAGGGGGTCACGGAAGAGCATAGACTCGACGCGAGAAGGAAATTGGATAGAAAAGGGCATGTTGGGCTCCTGCCACATGCTCGTCTTGCGAGCAGGCATTGCATTTGGAGCGGGACGCATCATTGTGCGTTGAGGTCTCGGAGCCCATGGGTTCTTTGCTGAAGGTTGCACAAGTTCACGGCGGTAGCGCACACGACTCCTTGAAAATTGTGAAGTTCCAAATTGATAGGGTGAGAGGCCGCCAGTTCTGTAAAGACTTTCCTCATCACCCCCTTTCGATGAACACCAACAATACATAATGATGATTTTTTATTTAAGCCTTGTAATTTTCAGTGATCCTTATTGAATCTCAAGCAGCTTCTTCCTCTGGCTCCCCCTTGGTTTCTTCCACACCACTTTCCTCAAGGGCGGGTGTAGTGTCGTCATCGTCACCTCCAAACCCTTCACCTTCATCATCAGATTCAAACTCGCCTTGAGAATTGGACTCTTCGTCTTCCGACTCGGATTCGGAGCGTGAAGCAGACCGGCTCGTGCCTGGAGCCGAAGGGTGGTTTTCAATCAGGGAAAACATCACCTCGGAAGGGACATTCCGCATAAGAAACAATTCCTTGCCATTTTTCAATACGGCAACAAGGCACACTGTGTCATCCTCGGGTTCGCCTACCCACCGTGTGTAGCGGATGGAATCGAGGGTGTCTTGGGACACAAAACAAGTGGGCAAGAGTTCAGTGTGGTTGGGGCGTGCCACTTCTTGAAGTTTTTGGAGAAAGTCCATGGAAAGCTTTTTGTGGATGGAAATGAATCCATCCTTGGCCACTCGAACGCATGTGAGTATTAGGGCTCCGGTCAGATCGCTTCGACAGTAACTGACCGTTTGTTTCCGTTAGCACTCGTCCCTATGGTCTTCGGATAAATCACCGAAGGTGAATGGTTGCCTAACGGCTCCCACTCACTAAAGTGATCTGGGAGGCGTAAGCCTACCAAATTTGTAATAAGCTGCCTTGATTTTAACAGCGTTACTTTATTTTCGAGTAATGAGCACCTGCGGATTACCTGATCACGACGTAGTCGTGAGTGGTAAGGCTTAAGCCAACCAAATCACCCTTGGTGATATGCTTGAGTATCACGAAATCAATTCATTTGTCCTCAGCCCTAAAAAAATTTATTGAGTGTCTCTAGGACACACACTTTTTGGCTTGTTGAGTTCCGCGGAGGACCCACCCTCTCTTGGCCAGATCGAGAATATCCATGGCCTGAAAACGTAGTCGAGATGAAAGACGTCCTGGTTTGGACCAGTCGGTGAGGGTGGTCAACATCTCAGGAAGCAACTTGCGTTGGCCCATATCCTCTTTTGAAAACTTTACTCCTACCGTCATCAAGAGGTGGCAAGCGGCGCCCACTTGGTCCTCTGAAGGCTCGGTTGCATTTGAGAACAAATTTGTGAGACAAATGTACATGATGGCCAGCGGTGCCATGCCTTCCATGTAGAGCTCTCCAATAAAAGTCATGGTAGAAAAGTAGAGGCCTGAGCCGTCATTCCCCTTTTGGAAAGCAGCCTGGCAGAGACCAAGAATGGCACGACGAAGGTCTAAGGCCTTGGCAGCAGCCGCCCTTGCAGCTTCTTCGCTTGAAAAGGGCCCATTAAAACCGGTTTCCTTCTTCGAGCTCGGTGTTTCATCGCCGTCTCCTCCCACCAACCTCGGCTCGTCCTTTCCTTCATCTGTCGCTTCTTCGTCAGGATCTTGGGGAAAGGCCCACCAAAAGGTTCCGTCCGGACGACCATCAAGGGTTACTTCACACCATGCTTCAGGCTTTGATCCTAAAACAAAACAGAGACGGGCATAGAGGCGTTGGAAAAATCTCCCGGCGATGGCCCTGTCAAACACGAGCTTGATAATTTCGTCAAAGGCGCGTTTGGTTGGCATAGACATGGCCACAAGTTCCGACGAGAGCCTCTCAAAATTGTCCTTGGAGAGTTTGTTCAAGACTGAGCGAAATGCGGCGACGGCTGTGTCGTGTTCGGACTTGGTTGGTTTTGGGCGAGGGGGCGGCTCGCGCCAAGACAGGTCAGTTTTTGAAGGTGAAAACCTTGAACTCCCAACCGACCCAAGTGCTCTAGGAAAAGACTGAGAGGATTGCCGCCTACGCAGGCCTTGAAAGGAGGAGCCTGCCGATCCATGGCGACCACCTATAGGAGAGCTTGGCCCTGATCCCGGAGATCGCACCGATCCTCTAGGAATAGGGCCCTTTCCCTTGGGAGGCCCATAATCCAAGTGAAAGGGTGTGAGCCAATCCGGCCAAGAGGCGGGAGGCTTGATTGGGTTGGCAAAGACTTCCTTAACATCTTCCAAGAGCTTCTTGACAGCTTCCAACTCGGTGGGTCCGGGGGATCCGGCCAAGCCATCAAGACATTCCTGCAAACGATCCATGTAAACTGCCATGGAAAAGAAGTGTAGGGTTTAAATTGTGATTAGGTTTTTTTCCACAACTTTTCGGCGGGGACCCGTCTAATCAGTTTCTTTCTTTGGAACCAAAACAATCATTTTACTTATGTTTTACACCCCTACCGAGGGTTCAAAGGGTCATCAAGTCTTTCCTGGTCTTCTCTTGGCAACCAACCTTACAAGATTTCATTACCAAGGCAAAATGGCCAAGCCTCAAGCTTGCTATTTTTCATGGTTCGAGAGAAGCGTCTGAAGCGGCAGTGATCCAAGGCAAGTTCAATGAGGGGCTTTACCAAGCCCCAAGGGGAGGCCACAAGGACCTTGTCGACTTTTTCATTTCCAAGGGAGCTTCGTCCTGGTAGGAGCAAAGCTCCCACCCTACGTCTGTAGGACGTGTATGGAACTGGGGGGATGGGTTATGTGGCGGCAAGGGCGCCACAAGGACCTTGTAGACTTTTTCAAAACTAAAATGTCACCATCCTAAATCACACCGTGTTTCATCTATGTTTTACACTCCTTACCGAGGGTTCAAGGGCTCGTCAAGTCTTTCTTGGTCATCTCTTGGTAACCAACCTTACAAGAATTTCCTTGGCAAGGCAGAATGGTCAAGCCTAAAGCTTGCCATTTTCCATGGTTCGTCCGAGGCGGCTAAGGTTGCGGCAGTGATCCAAGGTAAGGCCAATGAAGGACTCGGTGAAGCCGCAAGGGGAGGCCACGATGACCTTGTCGACTTTTTCATTGGCAAGGGTGCTTCTGACTGGAACGGCGGGATGCAAGGTGCGGCCCAAGGAGGTCACAAGGACCTTGTCGACTTGTTCATTTCCAAGGGCGCTTCGGACTGGAACGGCGGGATGTGGAGTGCGGCGAGAGGAGGCCATAAGGACCTTGTCGACTTTTTCATTTCCAAGGGAGCTTCGGACTGGAACTGGGGGATGTGGGGTGCGGCAGAAGGAGGCCACGGTGACCTTGTCGACTTTTTCATTTCCAAGGGCGCTTCGTCCTGGGATTGGGGAATGTACGGTGCGGCGAGAGGAGGCCA